TCTAATCTATGTGCTGCAACTTCTTCTGGCGATCTAGGGGATCCATCAAATAGGTTCCATGGCCTAACATCTTTTTCTTTATCGCTCATATATTCTATTATAGCCTATGTGGATATATAAGTCCAGTGTTGACATTGTTAGGAATGTAATTCCTTATGTTGTCAGGGGGAGGTTTGTATACTCTATTTTCGGCTTAACTCGTATCCCGCCGAAATTTAAGACTATTTATACTATAATTCTGGTATAATTTAATTATGACAACTCACTCACTCACTACGCTCAGCAGCACTACTGCTACTCGCTTAACTCCAAATGGACTTCACAGCGGAATGGATGTTACTATTCAAAATGTACACGCTTCGGCGATTGTATATATCGGCGGAGAAGGAGTGACCTCAAGTGATTATGGCTATAGACTTTCTCCAGATACGGCTTGGTCTGTAGAACTTGCTGGCAAAGATTCTTTGTACGCAATTACAAACACTAACGGATCAACAGTTGCAGTTCTAAAAACAAACCTAGAGTCAGGAAACTAATATGGCACGGTTTACAACTCGTGGACCAAAGGGTGATCAAGGAGAACCAGGAAATGGATCACCTACAGATACCTACGACAAAATTTATACAACCAGTAACGGTTCTGGAACTAACGTAAAAATTGGTGATGATGCTTGGATTGGTGATGTAAATACTGCGAACCATCTTTCCGTAAATGGTGCACAAGATGCAACTAAGGGTGGAATTATTTTAGGTTCTGGTAAAACAGAAAAAATTGTATCAAATGCTACGGATATGAATTTATCTGCTAATAATGATATTATTCTTAATCCTGGAAGTACATATGCATATATTGGAACTCCACTTCAAAATGGCAATAATAGAATTGCAACTATTGCAAATGTTCCAAGATACTATGGTTCTTTTTACCATACCGAGACAGTATTACTAAACAGTGCAACAACTGCTTTTTCAATTCCATTAAATAGCACAGCAGAAACATCAGGTGTTTCAGTAGTATCTAACTCACGGATTACAGTTGCTAATGCTGGACTATATAATATACAATTTTCTTTACAATTGGATAAGACTGATGAAGGAAATGATATCGTAAATGTGTGGTTTGCTAAAAATAACTCTAACATTGCTTGGTCAAACACACAGTTTATCGTAAGTAGTGCTGATAGAAAACATGTTGCAGCATTAAATTATTTTGTAACATTGGCTGCAAATGACTATATTGAACTTAAGGCACAGTCTCCAGATACTAATATGCGTATCGTGGCATCTGGCACACAATCAAATCCAGCCAGACCAGAAATTCCTTCAAGCATTGTAACAATAAATCAAATTGCTTAGTCTTAAATAATGATATAATAATCTCATTATGACAACAACCGATTGGGCTCAATTTATTCTTGCATTGCTTTCAATTGGAGCGATTGTAGTTAGTTCAATTCGTTGGTACATAAAGGTTCAGATTAAGCCTATAGCCGAAGCAATAGAAGATATTCGATCAGAAACTAAAACTAATGGCGGAACCTCTATGCGTGATGAGATTAAGTTTATTAAACTTGAACAAGAAAGATCTGCTAAAACTAGAGCAGCCTACAATGATAAACTAGATCATATGTATGATATATTGATTAACTATATTTCTAAAAATTCTAAATAACTACTATATATAATATATAAGATATATTTTAAAAACTTAACTATAGTATATTTTTTCTTATATATATTTAAGTATACACCAAAAGTTCTTTGTTTTAACTATTAATACCCTGGCTGATTATAACTTTTTATAACAATTTAGTATATAACTTTTTGTTACCATAGATATAACGTTTTGTTATAGTTTTATGTGTACTGGTATAAATTAATGTTATAATGTGAGTGCTGGCACCCTAAGTTCTACCCCCACCCCACTGCGCTTAGGGTGTCCAGTTATGAATTATGGTATAATCTAGTATTATGTGCTCTCCTTTAATTGAAAAACTCGGTGCCTCACCAGCCAATATACAATGGACCGTGGTCCGTGGAGATAATGCAAACCTTAAGGTAGAATTTTTTGAAGATGATGAAGTTACCCCATATGACACAGGTGCTTGGGTTTTTTCTGCAACAGCCTACGATCCGTCATCAGATGTATTAGATGAATTAGTAGTTGAGACATACGAAGATGGCGTTGTATATATCCTTGCAGATAAAAATATTACTCAAAACTGGGGTGGAACTAAATATAAGCCTATTGTTGCAGAATTAAGATTTGACCTTACCGCCACAATTCCTGGAGATGGAGTATCTGGTGGAGGTGGAGACGCTGAAACTGTATGGACTCCAGTAGTTGGAACAATCTGTGTTCTTGGAGACGTTAGCGGAACACTATGATTGTTAAAGTAACTTCAAATAAAGTAAATCTTCCATCTGTAGTTAAAGTTGGAACAAAGACCTATAAAGTAAAGTAAAATAGATCCATGGCAACTAACATGGAACCACCTCAACCATTAAAGAAAAAAAACTATTTAGACGCTGTAAAGTCTACTACTCCACAAGAACTAGATAAGCAGTATATTGCCGTACCTGGTCTTCAGGGTGAAACTGGCCTTCAAGGACCTAAAGGAGATAAGGGTGACAAGGGTGATCAGGGACCACAGGGACCAAAAGGTGATCAAGGTAAGACTGGTCCCCAGGGAGAGCGTGGAGAGCCTGGTAAGGGAGGAGAAGGCTATGACTCGCCATCTGGACAGTATCCAGGTTGGGCATATTACCAAAACAAAATAGATAAGCCAACTCTTTTAGGACCCCAAAGAGGAGATGATGGATGGGTATCTCTTAATTTTTATGCAGATCTTGATTCATCTAATGAAGAGTATATTATAAAAAATACAAACCAACTTTGGCTATCAGATATGAACATGTTTAATTTTAAAGCATTAAAACTAGGGGCTAAAGTTGATATAAGATATGACTTTACTATAAATACTGAATCAAACTATACGGAGTTGTGGTTTAGAACATTTAATGAAAAATATTTTAAGTCTCCAACATCTTATGTAGCAAACCTTAAATACCAGTATTCTTACGATATGTCATTTTTTCAAACATTATATATTGATGACCAAAGAATTAAGTCCTATGGGGCAAGACCGCAAGCAAGAACAGACTCAGAAAGCAACTTACTGTTAAAAGGCATCTATATTTCAGTTTGTTAATGGTATAATAAAGCAGGAGGAATAATGGCATTTCCAGGTACTTATAATTTTAGTTATTATCGTGGGGACACGTATCAATTTGTAATCCGTCCAAAAAATGCAAATGGAACAACTTTTGCACTAGACGCTTATGCAGGAAATGCAGCCTTTACTATAGCAAATGTCCGTGGAAGCACAGGAACTCAAATTTCAGCAATTGCAACAGTAGATACAGCAAATGATATTATTACATGTACAATAACTGGAGCAACTGGTAGAGGACTTATTGGGGGAACAACATATGTATATGATGTTCAAATTAATAATGGTGCTGGTGTTATTTTTACACTGCTTACTGGATCAATCACAGTTACAAACGATATTACTGGAGCAGTAATTTAATGGCAGATGTTGTTTTATCGAATGATGATCTAACCGTTTTGGCTGGCCCATCAACAGTTGAACTACTTGTTGACATTGGACCAACTGGAACTCGTGGTAGTAAATTTTTTGTTGGTATTGGAAACCCAAACTCTCTTTTTGGATTAGGTCAAATACTAAATGACATGTATATTGATACAGCACCTGGCCCAAACTATGGATATCTATATCAATATATTTCAGCACCTGGTGGATCTTCATGGGTTGAGGTTTTACGTATCAATCCAACAATTTATTCTAAATTACATACAGTAACTTTTGCTTCAGGAACAAGTGCTTATGCTGGAAATGGATCTGTAGTTATTCCAATAACAGATATATCTACATCTGCTGGACTTACCGCTGAAAATTTTAATATTCAATATTCAATTCAAAATACAAAACCACTAGCATCCTCTCTTTCATCTGTTCAAATATCTGGAACAGACTTAGTTATAAACCTTGAGGCTTCTGAGTATGATGGTACTTGGGGTCCATTTGATTCAGAAGTTTCTGTTCACATTTTTGTATCGGTTATGATATAATGAACGAGGTGAAATGACATGGCAGCAGAATCAATAGGAGCACTATACTCCACAAAAATTCCAGGGTATGCGGACAATGCCGATATTCAGGCTGCATTTAAGTTATACCATTATGGATCAATAGATTATAATACTGCAAATGCTAATACCGCAAGTTTAGTAAGCCCATCTATAGCATACACACTTAATGACCTTCAAACTCAAATAACTGGTCTTGATCCAGCAGGATCTGTTTCAAAAGGCACAATTGATGCAAAGGGAGACTTACTGGTAGGTCTTTCAAATGATAATGTGGATAATTTAACAGTTGGAAGTGATAATTTTATTCTTACAGCCGATTCATCACAAACACTTGGAGTTAAATGGGCTGCCCCAGCAGTAACGCTAGATAATTCAGTAACTCTTACAAATAAAACTTTAACTTCAGCAATTTTAAGTGGAACTTCCACAATTTCTCAAGTATTAGAAACTTCAACATTTTCGGCAACTGCTGCAACAGGATCAATAAACTATAATATTTTAACTAATGGTGCAGTAACATACTATACTGCAAACGCATCTGGAAATTGGACATTAAATATTAGAGGTAATGGATCAACAAGTTTAAATAGTTTAATGTCAGTTGGTCAATCTTTAACAATTGTATTTTTAATTACACAAGGATCAACTGAATATTACCAAACAGCATTACAGATTGATGGAAATAATATTACTCCAAAATGGCAATTTGGAAATGTTCCTGCAGTTGGATATCAAAATAGCATTAATTCTTATGCAGTTACAATCTTTAAAACTGCTAATGCACAGTTTACCGTTTTAGAGTCTTTAACAAAATTTGAATAATATAAAAAAATACCCCCAAAGACAAAATCCAAGGGGGTAAATTTTTATATAAAACTATTTAGGAAATTTGTTCATCCACATTCTAGTTTTAGGTGTTATGCCCTTCCAAGAAGACCAATCTTCTCCACCCCTAGACATGTAGTATGCAATCTCAGCATTTTTGACGGGATTGAATAATTCAGCGTTAGAGTCAAGATCAAACTTATCTCTTCTATCTGGACCCAGGTTGTCAATCATATTAATCTGAAACATCCCGTAGGACGAGTCCCCTGTCTTATGGTTTCCGTTAAACGCTAAAGGACGACCATTAGATTCTTTCTTGGCAATAGCCCAAGCCACTACTAAATCATTACCTTCAAATCCCACCAAAGAAAGCAATTTTTTTAATTCAACATCTGTAAGATGTGTCTTGTTTTCATAACGTTCTAACATTTTTGCTTTAGAAACAACAAAAGCCACCTTGTGGGTGGCAGCAGGGTTTTCAGCCTGTTTAATTAGTAAGTTATTTTCCGTATTTGATGCATTTGCAAAATTGCTAAATGGTGCAACAACTCCAACCAATGCTAGGATTCCAATCCAAGCCTTTTTATCTCTTCTCATAATAAAAACCTCCTAGAGACTAAAAATGCTACTTGTTAGTAGCATGTATTAATTATAACATGAGTTTGGCTTCAAAGTCAAACTTTAGGTAACATTTCTATAACTTTTTAATTTTTTGTGCGGGAAGTGGTATAATAATAAGTACTATGGCTACTGGTGCAACTACTAATTATGATCTTCCTTACCCCGTTTTAAGTGACCCTGTAAATGTTCACGAGGATATTCAGTCACTTGCAGAACGACTAGAAGATATTTTATCTAATGTTGGTGTTCCATTTATTTCTTTAGAAGTTAGAAATACAACAGGTTCAACAATTGCAAAAGGAACTCCAGTATATATTTCTGGGTATTCAACAAAACCATTAATTTCAAAATGCGACTCAGATGATTTAACAACGTTCCCAGTTGTAGGAATAACACAAGCAGCAATTTCAAATAATACAGATGGAGTAATAATTGTCTCTGGAGTGTTTGAGGATATTAATACCTCTTCTTATACCGCTGGAGAAATACTATATGTTGCAAATGGTGGAGGACTTACAGATACCATTCCTGCAGGTGGATCTGGTGCAGTGGCAGTGGTTGCAAAGTCACACGCATCAACTGGAATCATTATTGTTGGACAGCCAAAAGGCAATGGAACGTGGGGATCAATGAAAGCAGGTTTAGCATAATGGCAATTTATAGAGGTCAAGGCGCATCTACATATGATATTGGTGAAGCACCACCATTTGTTAATTGGACTATTGTAAAAGGAGATACAGCATCCTTTATGGTATATCTAACAGACGATACAAGACAACCATTGAATATTTCTGATTGGACGATAGAAGCAGAATTTAAAAGACCAACCACTCCAGTTGATCCTCAAATAATTACAGACTCTGCAACAATCCTTTTTACAATTAATCCAACACAAGACTTAGATGATGAAGACGGAGAATTTAAAGTTAATCTAACTGCAGCACAGACTGCACAGTTAAGAACAAGTGATATTTTTGATATAGAACTGCGTCTTCCACAAAATACACTTGTATGGACAGTTGCTCAGGGTAAGATCACTTTACTTGAGGATGTTACAAACTAGTGGCAACTGTTACTATAAAAAATAACAATCCGATTACTACAAAAATTATTGAAAGAGTTTCTTTTCCAAAAGCAGAGATTGTTGATTTAAATCGTGGTATAAGTATAAATTCAGTATTGCCGTTTAGAGTAAGATTCACAGCAATACAAATACCAAGTGCTATTGGAAATGTCCCAGCAATTCCTTTACAGGTAATTGGTTTTTCTAACTATATACTTTAAAATATATGATATAATTCAAGCATGGCTAAAATATCAATTTCAAGCGTAAAGGCCCTGTTTCAGACAGGTGATAGACCAACTCAAGCAAACTATGAGGACTTAATTGATACCTCTGCAGCACAAGCAACAGATCTTGGTACTGCTGGTAACAATGAAGTAACAATCACTGGTATTGAGAACAGCACAATCTTTGATAATTTTACTGCCTCAGAATGGAGATCAGTTAAGTACGTGGTCACATTAAAGAAGAGCACTGGAGACAAGTTCTTCACAACAGAGTTAACCATAGTCCCTGATGGTACAAATGATAACGTCAGTGAATATGGAACAGTAGACAATGATGGGAATATTGGCACCATTAGCGTCTCTAGGGCAGGAGGCACAGTTAACCTAACTGTAGTTCCCGTGGTGGGTCAGACCCCGATTACCTTACGCTACATGCGTACTGGTTTGAAGGCTTAACCAAGGAGATAATAAATGGCAACAATAACAAAAGACTTTAGAGTAAAGGCTGGATTAGTAGTTGAGGGAGCAACCGCAACCGTTGAAGGCCACGATATTCTTACAAAGAAGATTGCAGATGCAAAAGGTGATTTACTAGTTGGTACTGCAGATAATGCAATTGCTAGATTAGGCGTTGGAACAAACGGACACGTACTTACAGCAGATTCTGCTGAAACAAGCGGAGTCAAGTGGGCAGCCCCTGCAGCAGTTGGTGTATTTGATACACAGATTACATTTGAAGGTGCAACAGCAGATTCATTTGAAACAACTCTTACAGTAGTAGATCCAACAGCAGACCGCACAATTACTCTTCCTAACGTATCAGGTACTGTAGTTACATCTGGTGATACTGGCACAGTTACAGCAACAATGCTTGCTACAGATTCTGTAGAAACAGCAAAGATTAAAGATGCAAACG